GGTGAGTATTTCGCTATTGGTGTGGGCGGTACTGTTACTGGTAAAGGTGCTGACTTACTTATTATCGACGACCCACATTCAGAGCAAGAAGCCGCCATCGCAGCCACCAACCCAGAAGTCTACGATAAAGTCTACGAGTGGTACTCCTCCGGACCTCGCCAGCGTTTACAACCGGGAGGGGCGATTATCGTAATTATGACCCGTTGGAGTAAGAAAGACTTAACGGGCAGGATTTTAAAATCAGCAATCGAAAAGGACGGGGATGAATGGGAAACCATTGACTTCCCAGCGATCCTACCATCTGGAAAGGCGCTTTGGCCCCAGTTTTGGGATATCAAAGAACTGGAAGTTCTAAAGGAAGAATTGCCAGTTTCCAAGTGGAATGCACAGTATCAACAACAACCTACGAGTGAAGAGGGTGCGTTAGTCAAGCGGGAATGGTGGAAGGTTTGGGATAACGACAATCCGCCACAATGCCAGTTTGTCATCCAATCTTGGGATACGGCGTTTACTAAGAATGAGCGTTCAGACTATTCAGCCTGTACGACTTGGGGCGTTTTCTATCTAAATGAAGATGAGATGCAGCCTAACGTCATTCTTCTAGATGCCTATAAAGCCCGCCTAGAATTCCCAGAGTTAAAAGAAAAAGCTTTCAATATGTATAAAGAATGGACGCCAGATGCGTTCATTGTTGAAGCAAAAGCTTCCGGACTTCCTTTGATCGGAGAGTTGCGCAGAATGGGAATTCCTGTATCGGAGTTCACACCAACCCGTGGAAATGATAAGATTGCGAGATTGAACTCAATAACAGATTTGTTTGCGTCTGGCAAGGTATGGGCGCCACCAAGAAGATGGGCGGATGAAGTTATAGAAGAAATGGCATCTTTCCCTAATTCGGATCACGATGACTTAGTGGATAGCTCCACCCAAGCATTAATTCGTTTTAGACAAGGTGGTTTTTTACGTTTACCAAGTGATGAGCCGGATGAACAGCAGTACTTTAAATCTAAGCGTAACGCTGGATACTATTAATTAGGAAAAAATTATGGCAATTGATAAAGCTCTATACCAAGCACCAATGGGAATTGATGAATTGGCGGAACAAGAGCAACCTCTGGAGATCGAGATTGAGAATCCAGATGGCGTAACCATCGGGATGGACGGTCTTGAGATTACTTTAGAGCCAGAAAATGAAAAATCTGACGATTTTTACGCTAACTTAGCGGAAGAAATTGATGAACAAACCCTACAATCGTTGGCATCTGACTTGGTTGAAGACTTTGACGGCGATATTGGCGCTAGAAAAGACTGGATTCAGACCTATGTAGACGGTTTAGAGCTGTTAGGCTTGAAGATTGAGGAAAGAAGTGAGCCATGGGAAGGCGCCTGCGGTGTATATCACCCACTTTTGTCCGAAGCTTTGGTTAAATTCCAAGCAGAAACCATGATGTCCATCTTTCCTGCGGCGGGTCCAGTCAAAACCCACGTCATTGGCAAGGAAAACCCAGAGAAAAAGGCTGCTGCAGAGCGTGTTCAAGAAGATATGAACTATCAGCTTACAGAAGTCATGCAAGAATACCGTCCTGAGACAGAGCGTTTGCTTTGGGGCTTGGGATTAGCTGGCAATGCGTTCAAAAAAGTATATGAAGATGAGCAACTTGGTCGCCAAGTAGCTATGTATGTCCCTGCAGAAGACATGGTTGTGCCTTATGGCGCATCTAGTCTGGAGTCTGCAGAGCGTGTAACCCATGTAATGCGCAAAACAGAGAATGAATTACGTACATTACAAGTATCCGGTTTTTACCGTGATATAGATTTAGGAGATCCAGTCAATGTGCTGGATGAAGTAGAGAAAAAGATTGCAGAAAAGTTGGGTTTTAGAGCTACAACGGACGACCGATACAAGATTCTTGAGATGCACGTTAATCTTGATTTGGAAGGATATGAACACACAGATGATAACGGAAAACCTACAGGCGTAGCCCTGCCGTACATCGTTACGATTGAAAAGGGCAGCAATAACGTCCTATCTATTCGTAGAAATTGGGAGCAAGATGATGAATTACACCAAAAACGACAGAGTTTTGTCCATTACGGCTATATTCCGGGCTTTGGCTTTTATTGCTTTGGCCTTATCCACCTCATTGGCGCATACGCAAAAAGCGGAACCTCCATCATCAGACAATTGGTCGATGCGGGTTCCCTCGCAAATCTACCCGGCGGTTTCAAAACCAGAGGACTTCGGGTTAAAGGTGACGATACCCCAATCGCCCCCGGTGAATTCAGGGATGTGGACGTTCCCTCTGGAGCAATGCGTGACAACATCATGCCTTTGCCTTATAAGGAGCCAAGCCAAGTATTAATGTCGTTGTTGAACCAGATTGTAGAAGAAGGTCGCCGGTTTGCTAACACAGCAGACCTTAATCTATCCGATATGTCTGCAAATGCCCCAGTTGGCACAACATTGGCTATCTTGGAAAGAACATTAAAGGTAATGTCTGCGGTTCAAGCCCGTGTTCATTACAGTTTGAAGCAGGAATTAAAGCTTCTTAAGCGTATTATTGCTGATAACGCACCAGATGACTACAACTATCAGCCAGAAACAGGCAGTCGTAAAGCTAAAAAAGCTGATTATAAGAGCACAGATGTTATTCCAGTAAGCGATCCTAACGCCTCGACAATGGCGCAAAAGATTGTGCAATATCAAGCAGCTATGCAATTGGCGCAGCAACAGCCAAATCTGTTCAATATGCCATTAATGTATCGCCAAATGCTGGATATTTTGGGCATTAAAAACGCTCAAAAACTGGTACCTTTGCCAGAGGATATGAAGCCAAAAGACCCTGTAACAGAGAACCAAAACCTGTTAATGATGAAGCCAGTCAAGGCTTTCCAGTACCAAGATCATCAGGCGCACATTACGGTTCATATGTCTGCTATGCAAGATCCTAAGATTGCTATGTTGCTACAAAACAATCCAATTGCTCAACAATTGCAGGCTGCAATGATGGCTCACATCAACGAGCACCTAGGATTCCAGTATCGTGTGGAAATTGAAAAGCAGCTCGGCGTAGAGTTGCCGCCAACCCAAGATTTGGACGGCGAAGAAATTAACATGGATCCAGAAGTAGAAGCCAAGCTTGCCCCATTATTGGCTCAAGCCTCAGAGCGTCTATTGCAAATGAACAAAGCTCAGGTTGCACAGCAACAAGCACAGCAACAAGCTCAAGATCCATTGATTCAAATGCAACAACAAGAATTGCAGATCAAGCAAGCAGAACAGCAGCGCAAGCAACAAAAGGATCAGACCGATGCTCAGTTGCGCCAACAACAGTTGCAAATAGAGCAACAGCGTATTTCTACTCAAGCGCAGCTAGAGGCAGCAAAAACGCAAGCCAATATCGAAGCAGCCAAGGCATCAGACGAAACTAGGATGACTGTTGAGATGATGAAGCATATGTCTGAAACCGATACTAAACATGAACTGCAAGACAAGCAATTCCTGCATAACATCGGTCAGCAGCGTTTTCAGGCAGAAAATCAACCCAAGAAAGAGGAAAAAAAGAAAGGTAAATAATGGACATATCTGATGTTCTGGTAGACGAACTAAACAAAAAGATTGAACAATTAAAAGAGTGGATAGGGAGCGGACAAGCTCAAGACTTTACTAGCTACCAAAAAGTTTGTGGTGAGATCAAAGGTCTGCTCATTGCAAAGCAGCAAATATTAGACCTAAAACAAAAAATGGAGAACTCGGACGATGAGTGAACTAAACCTTAGCCAAGCAGTGGACTTATCTGCTGTGCTAAACAAAGAGGTAGAGGAACGGGCGAAACAATTGCCTATTCCACAGGGATACCGAATTCTTTGCGCAATTCCCGAAGCTGAAGAAGCGTATGACAGCGGCATTATTAAATCAGACGAAACCCGTAGACATGACGAACTCTTAACCACTGTGCTGTTTGTAGTGGATATGGGACCGGATTGCTACAAAGATCCAGTTAGGTTCCCAAATGGACCATGGTGCAAAAGGGGTGATTTTATCCTTGTACGCCCAAATGCTGGAACTAGACTCGTGATTCACGACCGTGAATTCCGAATTATCAACGATGACTCTGTGGAAGCGATCGTACAAGATCCACGTGGCATTAAACGTAAATTCATTTAAGGAGCCGGACATGGCAGAATTTAAAGAAGAAGAATACAAGTTTCCAGATGAAACGGAAGAT